CAGCAATGTTCTGATTGAAGAACAAATCACTAGCTACCTTCTCAAGAGCAGGAGGGACAATAAGGACAATCCGGCCAAGGGTGAGATTAACCCTAAGCCCAGCAGCATCTACCGCCTGGGAAGCAGCTGTAATAGCAGCCCAGAGGGAAGTGTAGCTAAGCGCCGCTGCGGTGTTAAGGTTGCTCTGAACTCCACCTGCCTTATACAGAGGATGACTGGCTGAGAAAATCGCCTGACCGTCTCCAGAAGTAGCAGAGGTAAAGCCATTATTATACTCAGCCGCAGAGATAAGCTCCACACTCTCCCTACCACCCCTAGCTAGAAGGGTAGTCATGCGGAACATATCCTTATACTGATTATCCTCCATCTGACTCTTAGAGACGATAATCCCGAGCTTGAACTCCTTATTCACCAAGACCTTCTGACCACCACTAAGGATATCCTCAAGAGAGGTAGTCTGAAGCTCCTGACCCTCTACCCAGCTAGGCAAGCCAGTAATCTGCTGATAGCTATCATAAGCCTGCTGGCTGGTGGTTACATTATACCCATCCCGATACTCAGGAGCATAACGCTTATACTCCTGACCGAAAGTACTACGAAGATTACGCTCCAAAAGTGCTGGAGTCAACGAACGGACCTGAGGCATGACGGTTCTCCTTATTTAAGTTAAATTAGATTACTCTAAATCCTAGAGGAAAAGATGCTCATTGAACTTGACGATGACCTTACGAGCAGCAGCACCAGTAGCCGCTACTCCCGCTCGCCGAACATAGTCCTGAATACGGAACTCTGCATTGGTCTTATCATCAAGCTCCATACCAGAAAGGCCAGTAACCTGGCTATCAGTACCAAGAACGTAACCAGCAGTAGCACCAATATCAGCCGCAGGATCGAAGTTAGCGTGGCTATCGGTTACATAGAGCTGGTTAGGATCATCCCAGACCAGGGCGATGTAGTTGGTAGTATTAGCAGAGCCATTCGGAACAAACAACACTGGAACCCCAGTATCGTCAAAAAGCGCCGCTACTGCTCCTAGAATAAGAGCGCCCTGGTTAACCGCCCGAGCAGTCTCAATCCTAGTAGCGTCCGTAGCATCATACTGTACAAGATCGCCGTGGTAGACTTCATCTACCAGGTTAGCCCCCACAGCAACCTCATACTTCGTAGGACTTGGATACTGCAACCCACTTGCGGTGTACAAAAGAACTGCCATGATACTGTCTCCTTAGGGCCTAGTTAAGAAAGAACGATCTCACCATCAGCACTGCCACCTGTCTTGCTGCTTTTTTTAATATCCTCTTTAACCTTCTTCGCTAGTCCCCCTAACCTAGCATTAGTCTGATCTTCAACCTCCTTCTGGACTTTGTTATATCTACTAGTAGAACAAAGCATCAACACCAAATCATGTCCCCGCATTACTTTATTATCCGGAGTATTAGGCTGCAAGTTTAGCGCCTTGATCTCATCTAGGGAAGGATACTTATACCCAATCTGCACCTTGAGCTGCTCATCATCCCCCTTTCTTGCCCAGTATGGATGAACTTCTGGAAACTTAATCGCCCCTGGGACATTCATTGCATCACTGACCAACAAAGGAGCTTCTTCATTAAAGCTAAAAAGCCCCTTAGCAGAAATGCTAGGGTCTGTATCAGGAGTAAGTGATGGGAAGGTCGGAGTGTCCATTAGTAGATAATCTCCATATCTTTACCAGCAGCCAGAACGTCCTTCTCTTCCAAGCCCGCAGCTTTAGCCAACTCTCGTTCAATAGGATGCAACTTCTCAGTAGAAGGGGTATAGCCAGAAGAAACCTCTCCTGTCCACTCACTAGAAGCTAGCTTTTTCTTCTCAGCAGCTACCTGAAAGGAATTAACAGCAAACTGAGCAATACCGACGTCTACTAGAATCTGCTTGGTAATCTCCTCAATCGCCACGTTTGGGTAGGAGGTTTCGTGTAGATGCTTAGCTACATCCTCCAAAGAAGCACCAGTAGAAGAAATAAGCCTCTGCACTTCCTGGCGCTTATCCTGCTCAGCTAGAGCTTTATTAACTGCATTCTGCTCAATCTCTTCTACATTGATCTCCGCAGGCTTAGACTCCTCTTCCTTCTTAGGCTTAGGAGTAGGCTCTCCTTCAGAAGTAAGATAATTCTCCTTATACCATTCCTTCCCTTCATCCGTACCAAGAAACTCCAGCTCCTCATTCTTCTTAGTCAGAGCCTCTTCCTTACTCTTCAGTTCTTCCTGAAGTTCCTCATAGGTTGGATTTCCACTATCATCAGGCATGACACACTCCTCCTAGTTTTACTTCATTAAACAAAACCTTACCAATGATCTGATCGGCAAGGATTACAATCTGCCCTGTATCACTGGGGAAGCCAGTAATTCCACTTAGCCTCTTGAAGCTATACTCAGAATAAAGCACCCTATCTCCTGGCCGCAGCATATCTCTAACATTCTCTCCTGCTGCAAGTACAGTCCCTGTAAGAGTCCTAGCTGCTGTCATATGCTCCAAGCCAGGAGGTACATACAAGCCTCCAGTAGTAGTCTCTGGCACCTTATCCGCATCAATAACCACCCTAATGCCAAAGGGCTTTACTAGAGCTTGGTTAAGAAACTCCCGCTCCTCGCTGTTATACTCGATGTTCATTTCCCTTCCTCCTGTAGTTCTACTAGCTCACTTCTAATGTCTTCCATAAGCTCAGTCTTCAGCAGCGTCTCTAGGTACTTAATGGCAGAAGCACTCCTAGTAGATGCTGCTAACTGTAGTGGATTATTACTATTGATTGCCATTTCTACCCTGGTTTCCGTTGTTTCCACTAGCTCCTGCAAACGCTGTAGCAAGTGAGGGAATAGTAGCCCCTTGTGGAAGTCCTCCAACTCCTGCTTGAGCTGGCTGAGGTGGTCCTGTCGGCGTTCCTGGTCCCTGCTGTCCATTAGTCTCCTCCTGCACATCGTCCAGAATCTCTGGATGGTCAAAGTCAAAGGCCTTCATGTAGGCTCTTGTAAGGGCCTGAAGCCTAGAAGTATCCCCATTGTTCAACTGACTAGGAGCAATGAGGGGATTCTCCTTTAGGTTAGAGTACATGATATTAGCAGTCTGCTGCTTGAGGGACTTAAAGGCAGCACTTACATCTCTGTTAATAACCACATCTGGATCTACTTCTGGAAAATCGTCAGGAGATATCTTCTCAAATACAACTTCGTTATTATTCAAGACCCTAAACTGCTTCTCACTAGAGAGTAGTCTACGATTCATATCCACTCTAGCTGCTACGAAGCCTACAAACTCCTCCATCATGGTCTTACCAATGTCTCCCATAGTGACGCTTGCTTGCTCTATTAGGCCAATAACTGTAGTTGCAGGAGCATTAGCGCCAGCACTTGAGCGGCTATTCCCTGCAAAGAGGTCACTAGAGCCTAGTTCTCCCTTGATTCCCTTCACTGTCTCTAGAATCTTGAAGAAGCTACCATCTAGCCGCTGGAGGTTAGGGAAGGTAGTATCCGCGGGGATGCCTGTAGTGACTTCTCCAGGGACTAGCCGGAGCTTCTTCCTCTTGCCTCTAGCGGTAGCACTTACCCCAAAGGGCAAGTTGGACAAGAGAGCATAGTTTACACTAGCATTAAACAGAGCTGAGTAAATCTCCAACCAAACCTCTAGCACCAATGGCAACCCTACCCCATAGAAGCTATCAGTAGGAAAGCCTGTCATCTTGTGCAAGGGCCTAGGATTGTATCCAAATATCTCCCTAGCCGCTAGAAGCTCCCCTGTATCTGGACTCCACCAACCTACATATTCCTGAGGATCACTTTTCCTACCTGGAGTAGCATCAAAGGTGAAGTAGATCTCTACTATATCTCTCCTATACTCATCGCTAGACCAGACTCCAGAAGTCCGCTGCTCTTCTACTACTTCAGCATTATGGACCCTAGAAGTAACTCCTCCGTTTATCTGCTCCTTAGGGATCTTCTGACTCAGGACACTTCCTTCTACATCGAACATCCGCAAGAAGCGATCGAAGGCTTCTTTGTCTATAAACCCCCTACCTTCTTGCTGGAACCTGGCCTTAGCATTCTTAGCCTGGAAGATGTTCCACCTAAGGATATGACCTATTCTCTCTAAACTCTGAACTGTGTCATTATGAGTGGCGCTTCTAGGGACTATAATGTCCGTCCCTGGCACTGAAAGAGGCTGGGCTCCATTGAATAGAACCTTCTGCCTTACCTTACCTTCCTTGTCTAGTACTCTCCCAACCTTAGTAACCTGCCTGTTCTTGATCCACCCTGTTCCATCTACTAGGGCATCAAAGATCCAGTTATTAACCAACCTAAAGACTTTGGCTTCATTCACCAATTCCCAGTTAGTGTACTTGGTCCGCAGGATAGCCTTCTTACTATCCTCAGGCCCTACTGGGTTTAGATGAACAATGTCCCTTCCATCTCCCAGAATGGCATCCCTATACCTTGGCCTTAGTCTAAGAACATCCCCGATTGCAGGTAACTTCACATTGGAATACTCAGGACCTAACTTACTAACTTCCTTCTCAGGATATAGCAACCTTCTAGCAGTAGCTCTCTTCTCTTCCCATGCACCCCTAGCACTTATATCCCCAAGAACCTCAGAATCAAAGTAGACAGAGAGATCTTGACGATCTTCCTTACTAATAACAAATCCGCCTACTTTGTCTGTATTGGGCATTTCTTTACCTAGCCTAGCAATCCAACGTAGCTACTTCTATCAAAGGGCTGACCATTTACATCCAACCCGAAATCAGGATCATCTTCCTCATCCCCATATGGATCTTCAAATGCTTCTTCTCCATAATCCACAATCCTTGCCAAGGGACTAAGAGCCATTGCCATTACATCAGCTTCATCAGGGCTTCTAGGGAGCTTGTAGAGCCTATCTTCTATAGTAATGCCCTTCCTAAGATCCTGCTTACTAGGAATCTGAATCCGATCTCCATTTGCGTAGAGGTAAGGGATATTAAGTAGCTGATTCTCTAGGTCTCTATCCTTCGGCAACCTAACCTGCCCCTTCTCTACAGCAATTCCCAGCATCCAGTAGGCACAACTTCTTAGGTTAGTAAACCGACTCGCAAGAGGTGTTCCGTCTGCTAGTAGAATTGGGAACTTCTTGCTGCCTATCTCTATTGAAGTAGCCTGCCCTATGAATCCCACTACTTCTATAATGCTAGAATACCGTCTCCTTAGTATATCAACAACCCCACCACCAACTCCCGGTTCATCTATGAGGATCTTTGTTACTACCCTAGTCTCCTGCAGATCCTCAATCGCTCTACTAACCCTAGCCGCTGTTTCTGGAATATCTGTTTTCTCGAACTTGCTGTAGATGTCTAGGTGACGGCCATCCATTACTGCAATTACACTCTTATCTCCCCCGAAGCGCGCTACGTCTACTATTATAGTAAGCTCCCCAGTCTTAGCTACTACCCTCTCGTAACTTTGGTGTAGCTTGTCAATAGCGATGAGCTGCCTAGCGCCCTTTTTAGGAAACTCCCCTTTTACTCTGTAACCAAAAACATCACTATCTCTACCGTAGGTCTCGAAGTAAGCAATGAGCTCTGGACTTACTAGTTCTGGATGCTTCTTGCTAATCTCCTCCCCATCATAATGCATAGGGAAGAACATTTGGCTTAGTTCGTGGAAGGTGCGGTAGAAGAATCCTTGGTAGGTGATTGGGTTGCCGATTGCTAGTACATAGACATTCGCACCAGAGAGGCTACCCATTAGGGTTTCGATTACTTTATCTGTTATTTCAGAGGCCTCATCTAGAATTAGCAGTACATTCTCCTCATGAATACCTGCTGCACTCTGCTCGTCACCCTTTCTGGTAGTAATAGCCCAAGCGCGCCAGTCTTTGTCATCTACGTGTCGAACTTCTCTGTCTAGTAGCTCATACTGCTTAGCTAACCAACCTGGCATCCCCATCCTACTATGCCACTTACGAAGCTCACCCCATAGGACACTTTCTAGTTGGCTGGCTGTGGAGGCAGTACAAGGAACTTTTGGATGGTCGAAGCAGATTAGGAACCACCAGATAGCTATTGTAGCTACTGCATCCTTGCCTATTCCATGACCAGAACGGACACTTACTTTTTTGTACTTAGCAAGGGCAGTAAGGATCTCCAGTTGGTGTTGGTAAATCCGCGCTTCTGGAAAGACCTCTTGCATGAAGAGAGTTATATTACTCTTCCATTCTTCCTTTCTCTTAAGGAACTTCTGTTCTAAGTGGCTAATCATCTAAAACCCCGAGGGCAGGCAGGAGGAGGGAGAGACTGCCCTCGGGGCCACACTAAGCTCAGGTCTAACTAAACCGGCCCAAGCGTTTAGTGCCTTATTGCTTAGTGTGTAAGGGTTAGATATCAATGACAGGAGCCTCTAGCTGAGGTCTACGAGCATCCAGCTCACTAAGCATCCCGGCAAGGCTGTGTTCATGAGTTACCTTGATGGATTCCTTAGGCTTACCGTAGGCTCTGTTATTGGCTTCTTTTAGAGTAGAGAGGGCTACATAGTCATTGTCACTAGCAATGAGACTAACTAGCCTATTCCGACCAAACTCAGCAAGCTCACGGAAGAAGATTTCTTCATTAGCATGAGTATCCTCAGGATCATCTTCTGGAAGATCATTTGCTAGTTTGGAGATGTAGGCCTTGTTAGTAGAACTCTGGCAGAAGGCATGAACGTAGATAGCGTCTAGGGCTAGCTTCTCTGCAATAAGAGCTGTAGGGTAGCCTCTTGCAGCAAGGTAGAAGATAGCTTGATTAGTATCTGAGCTTATGTTCTGTAGCTCATTGGAGTAAAGATCCTCTGGAGAGGAGAGTCTTTTAGCCAATGCCCTAGCAATCTGCTTAGGAGCAAGAGGGTCTATGTCATAGGAGAAGTCGATTTCTGTAAGCATGGCGGATTTCCTCCGGCTATGAGAGGAGGATAGCATAGTATAAAGGAAAGGCAAGGTGGATTAGGAGTAAGGAAGGTTTTGGAAAAGGAAGGGAAGGGAGGGGGGAAAAGTCAATGTTTTCAAGGGGTTAGGTGGGGGTTGACATCGAGGGGTGTTTCGGATACAATGGCAGGACTTGACACCCCAGGGAGAGGAGGTATGGGAGGAGGAGCTAACAGGAAGCAGGAAAGGAAATACTGGCGATTTTTGTCTATAAGTAACATTTCTCTAAAGGAGACACTACAAGTGAAGCATTACTCTGAATCAACAACTAGACACTTTGCTGGACAGAGGTATAATTTTAAGTTTGAGTTTGTGAAGTTTGGTAGTGTGGAGAAGGCAGTAGAGGTAGAAGGTAAGGAATCTGTACTTAGTATCATAAACGCCGCAATGAGGCATAGGGGGATTAATTTAGAGGCTAGTAGAATAAGAAGACACCTGGAGAAGCAAGCTAAGACTGAGGCTGATGGGCTTATTAGTTAAACTTACTCTAACAAGGAGACCGGAATGAAACTAAGCGAGATTGTAAAGGCTTGGGAAGAAGGGAAGGATGTGCAGGAGTTTACGGGAGCGGGTTGGAAATCAATAGTTGAAGATATAGCTCACTTTGATACAAGAAAAGAATACCGCCTAGCTCCTACAATTAACTGCCGAGCATGGAAACCAGAAGAAGTACCTCCAGTTGGGACTGCTTTTAGGTCTATTAAGAATCCAAAGTTAATTAGATTGCTGATTGCTAAAGATGCAGAACTTTGTACTTTAAATCAATGCCCTTGGACTTTTGAGGATCTTCTTGAGCAATGGGAATATTCCACTGACGGAGAAAAGACCTGGCATAAATGTGGAGTAGAGGAGAGCTAATCTAAAGATGGCCAGCTCCAACAGTCGCAAGGTAATTCTATACTAAGAAAGGAAGATCCGCAATGCTCTCTATTCCTATTACCTCTTCCCTCTCCACCACCTCCAAGAAGCAATCCTACACCACTTCCTTCCAAGCCCAGTACCCAGAGTTCCAATCCCTTTCAGAAGTCTACCATATCTTCACTAAGAAAGAACTCCTAGCCCTCCTAAACCTTATAAACAAAACTTGCATGATCTCTACTTGTAAAGACCTAGCCAGGCTACTCCCTAAAGGAGACCTTCTTTCTAAGTCCTACAAAATATTCCAATCCTATCCCCTCCAGACCCAACAACGTGCCTTGGAACTCTATAAGCAAACCCCCTCTATACTAGACATGTTTTCCTTCTCTTCTTCTATAAAAGATCCTGCTACTACTCCTTCTCCTAAAGCTAAGACCAAGCAAAAAGAACTTCCTACTATAGTATCTACAGTAGCAGACCAACTCGCCGCTCTTTCTCTCTAACTCATTTCTCTAACTCATCCCTCTACTCCCTCTCCTACAACAACATTTCCTATTCCTAATTCTACTCTAGTAGAATAAAAGGCTAATAATTCTGTAGCGATAGATGTTACC